TCAACTGTACTGAAATGTGTGTGCCGGAACCGCCAAGTTCGATACGGCCTGTTCGGTAAGTCGAGTCCGTAATCGTCGCAACTGTTTCGTAAATCGGGTTAAATGGGTCCAAAGCAACGCCGACGACCCAAGTACCTATACATGCGACGTCGATGCCTTGAAAAACTTTCTGTGCTGATGGGTTAGTAATCGCAAGAAACGGAGTTGTAATCTGTGTTTTCGACGTGTCGTAGACTACGCCGGACGTTCCTCCAAGCGTAAACACTACGTCTCCGGCCCGGCCTATGATGCTGTTTCCCAAGACGGCGACGTGGTCAAACGTAATGCCGGGTGTGTAGGTTGACCAAGCTGTAATCTTTGGCCCGGGGAAATAGGACAAGACGTAAACCTTGTTTCCGAGAATTAGCCAAAATCGGCCCGTTACCGGCTCAACGATGGCTTGAGCCAAGGACGTAGTCGCTTCTCCCGCGGCTTGAATCGCGGCAACTAGTAGCGGATCAATCGGCGATCCAATGTCTGAGACCGCGGCGGCGTTAGAACTGTCTCGTGCGCGTAAAGATCGGAGACCGCTATCCCCTAGATACAATACGTCTCCGTTGCCGAATTGTGAGACAGACCGAGAGGCTAAAGTGCCTGTTTGTTGAAGTGTTTGCTCAAGAGCGTTGTTTAAGGGATCGACATCGAGCGCCCAAATGTAAATTACCCGCCGGCCAAAGACCGCCAACCTATTAAAATACACTTCAAGGCCAACAGCATCGACGCCTCTGGCGTCTTGCTGTGCAAGGTTGATAAACCCGCTTCCGGTGCCCGTCCAATCCGTTGTGTTACCTGTTGCGCTAAAGTTTAAGGTTTTTTCGATAACAGAATATGTCTTCGTCTGGAATGTCTTAACGAAACGACCTTTACCCGCCGCGGCGGTAACGAGTGCCCCGTTGTAAAAGTGGTCTACAACGCCGTCAGCCAACTCAAAAACAACATATAACAAACCGTCGTAAACATCCCAATCTACCATCTTACTCAAGAGTGCGCCGGATGAAGTAGTTAGCCTGACGTATGTCGTGTTTACGTGTGCGCTAGTGAGTGGGTCTACGATTGTTCCGAAAACGTAAATAACGTTGTCGAGCGTAGCAAGTCCAAACGTGTTCGCCGGGAGGGTGTATTTACTATCAAATGCAAGACGCTTTTCGACTTCGCCCCCGCTTGAGACGTGAGCGTTTTCGAACTGTGTCAGTGTTCCCGCGGGGGAAGTGTCCGCCGCTTTACGGACGTCCAACCCGGCGCGAAAATCTTCAATTAGGAAAAAAGACAAAGATTAGCCCCTCGTCGGAATGTAGTCGATGCCGGGGCGTCCGCGCGGAGCGGCGCTTCCTCCCCCCATAACCCAAGGCCGGCGTTTCTGCGCGCCTTGGTTACTCAGTAATTTTATGAGGTGTTTTCCCGCCATGCTCGCTTTAAGTGGGGCGTCTTCTGATTTTTGCCGAGCCAAAAGTTCGGCGGCGGTGTGTAAAACAATAAGGTTGCTGTCTAACGTACAAGCGTCGCTGTCCGATATCATGGCTTTTAGTGGAGCCGAACCGCGAAACCGGATTTCACCCGCGAGACTTGGCACCGGCCAAAGTTCAAACTGCCCTTCATCTGGGCGGTGTCTCCATTTCTGAACAGGATTAGACCTCTGGTCTGCTGATGTGTCATATAGGTTAAAATCTGCGATGGTAATGCCGTAATCCATCTCAGTGAGGTACGAACCTTCTTTCCACCAAGTTCCGTTAATGACCTCGAACGGCATATCCGCGGGGTAGTTGTATAAGAATTGCCCGGGATAGGCGGCTACAGTCCGGTCCACCAACAGGAACGGCCAATCATGTTCCTCGTACAAAACTTCTTGAGTACGACGAAGCGAATACGCCATGTTGTCTTTCGTATTCACGCCGTGCGCGACGTTGACAGAGTGACCTAGTTCACTCCGCAAATCCGAAATCATTTGGCTCAATTGAACGCCTGTTGGCATAACCTATTACTCCGTAAAGGGCCCGTCTTCTTCGAACGCTTCATTGACGTTTGGGGTCGCTGGGTCGTCAGCTATAAACTCGCCGTCGTCGGTCCGAGCCCGTTTCTTGGCTGGTGCTTTTTTCTTCTTTTTTGCGGGTGCTTTTGCGCCGCGAAGTTCCGTTTCCATTGGCGGCCTACTTCCCGGAAACAGAGCCTCAACCGATCTGCTTGGGTATTTACGAAGCAACCGAGTTTTTTCTTCGCCGGGGTCTCGGTCAATTTCGCCGCAAACTTCAACGTCCGAAACCGAGCCCGCGCCATGGATAAGTTTTAAAATTTCAACTTCTGGGTACGTGACCGGATCAAATTTGTCTCTAACTACAGTGTTACGGATATCCCCGGCCACTGATATTTCGCAAGTACATAGGTGCATGACGTCTCCTGATTTTAACATGCGGTTGGTGGCTCGGGGGGCGGCTATGGGTAGAAACCCGCCCCCCTTACCGGTAAACTCTTAGGCGATATCAATTACCAAAGATGAGTTACACTGACGCGCGACAATTTGGCCGGTGCAAGTGATTGAGCGGTGCATAACGAACTGGTTAGACGCGCGGCTCGGAGTATGTGTCCGGTTCCATTCGCCTTCCATGGTCATTAAGAAGATCGCTTTTGTGTCTAGCCAGTAGCAGCGCTTTGGAAGGGACAAATCGTCTAACGTAGGATCGTAGATAAATTTTTGCCCCATGAAGTTTAGGCCGGTAACTGCGAAGTCGTTTCCGCCATCGGCGAAACCTTTATCACTGTAATTACCGTTCGCGCGCATTTCTGTTTCCAAAGCGGCTAGAAAATCAGAGCCAGCAAACGCGAAATTTGGAGAACCGCCGTAACGTGTCAACTGACGGTGTTCTGTCTGCAATGCTTGGAACAATGCCCCGCCGTTGGCTGTTGCCGACGTAACAGCGGTGGAACCGTGAGCCGCTGTAAGAGCGCGGTTCTTCCACCAAGAGTTTGCAGACGTTGCGCGGTTGATGCCGCCGACTGTACCTGTCGCCGGGTTAGCTGTAACGATAGACTGAATACCGGCGAGTGCTTTCGCGTCTCCGGTGCCGTCTCCGATCAAAAGGGTGTTCATGGTCGAAGCGTATTGCTCGCCCAAGTCTTCCATTTTGTTTTCAAGTAAACCGACTAACGTGTGCATGTCCCGTTTTGAGTGCTTGGTGTTTTCAGAACCGCTCTCGTCAGTGACGGAAATACCGTCGATTTTTAGTTCAGTGTGTGTCAAGGCCATGCCAATGTGCATTTCCCGCCAAGTGTATGCGGCACGTTGGATGTTTTCTGGGGTATAAAACGACACAGTGTCGTCGTGGGTATAACCCGTGACGCCGTCGTTAGTCCCGCCGGCACCGTAAGTGCCTTTGACGCCGACTGAAATATCGCCTTTGCCACCGGAGAATTGCTTCTTGGTGCGCGTAAGACGGTCTAAAAGTGGCTTTTTCTGTATAGATTGTCCAAAGGCTTTGCCTTTGTTAAGAAAGAAATCCAATGAGGCATTGGCGATACTTGTAACTTCTGCTGATGTAAACGACATAATATACTACTCCGAATTTAGGAGCCTGACGCGGCCAAGCCTTGCATTGCTGCTTCCATTAGGCTTCCGGGCTCTGTCCGGGCTCCATGAGCGTTAGAAGAATGGTCACTGCTCGGAGTTCTTCGGGTTGGCTGTCGTTGCGGTGCAACAGATTTAGTCAACTCGGAGACCTCTTTATATGCGTGTTCCGCGTATTCAACAGCTTGAGCCGCCGAATTTGGGGCTCCATGTTCTTGAATAAGGGCTTGGGCATACCGCCGAACGGCGTCCGCTTTTTGCGAGTAGTCTGGGTCTCTTAGAACAATAGATTTTTCCCAATCCGAAATGCCGACTTGTACATCATTCGCGTGACGTTCAACGGCTTGTTGCTCGTTTTGCTTTTGAGTACGTTGCTGTTCACCCTGATAATGCTGTTCTTGGGCTCGCCGTTGGGCTAACTCTTTCGCGGCATCTTGGGTAACATAACCTTGATTAACCTGATCTTGTAAGTCGGGCGAAAGTCTCTGTCCCACCATGCTTTGAGCCGTTTCGACATAAGGCATAACCCCAGCCAAAAATGCCTCAAAATCACCTTTTCGAAGTGCCGCCCCGGCTCCTAAAAGCAGGGACATATCCTCGCGGTTGATATCGTGGGTCGTCATTGCCTCGACAAAAGGCGCATATTCTGCGCGTTCGTGTCTTAGCTCGTTTCGCTCGCCTAACAGTTTTTCGATCCGCTTCCGCGTCTTCGGTTTGTATTCCGCCAACTCGGCTTCGTCCGGCTCGTCTGTTATCTCTTGATCGTCGGTTGTCTCGGTTTTGGCTTCGGTCGGGTCTGTCTCCGTCTTCGGGTCCATGACCGTCTCTTGAGGATCGGGGTCGTCCTCTTTTTGAGCTTGAATATCTGCGAGTTCTTTTTCGACGTCTAAATCGGCGTCGGCCTCGAACTCCGTGTCGATGCTGTCGGCAACAGCATTAAGCAAATTACCATGCTCGGCCCCTATGTCTTCTGCGCCCGACGGGGTCGCACTCTCATTAAGAGAAATATCGTCGGTGATTTCTGTATCGGCTGGCGAACTACCGGGCATAACGCCTCCTTAAAGTTAAAACGCGTCTCAAGACGTGTCTTAGGTTTTGTCTTCTTTGTCTTTAGCACATATCCTTTGTCTTTCGCAATACAAAACACACAAGACGTGACTATTGTTGCATCAGGCCGCCGGCCACGTCTTGAACTATTTGGCCCAAATCAGGGGCTTGGCTCTCTGCCGGTGTCGGAGTGTTGTTTCCACCTTCCGCGCCTTGCTCCGCGGGGTCTTCGCCGGGGGCTCCTTGCGTTGGCTGTTGGTTTTGGTTTTGAGACACAATGGACTGTTGTTGCGCGGCAAACGCTTCGCTTAGATCAATGCGGTCGTCGAGACGCTTAATAAGTTCTCTGCCCAACCATTCCGGGTCGATACCCGGGATTTGCATAAGTAGAGGGAAAATCCGTTCAGCGTTCTGGATTTCTTGCGCTTGGTTTGGACGTCCTGTCGAGCCCGCTTCAATCTGTAGGTAGATTTCAGACGCAATGTCTTCCATCGTCATTTCCGGCCATACTGCGCCGTCGCCAACGATCTTCTCAACCGTTGGAAGGCTTGTTTCTTTAAACAAAATTTGACCAGCGGAGCGGGCTAACAGTGTAAGCATGTCATCCAAATCGTCTACATTTGATTGTGTTGCGCTAGATTGCGAACTTTGAGCAATCGACGTCTCGGTGGCCGTAGCCCCCGAAACACTGCCCATTGTCGCCTCTTGGACGCCGACAACTCTTAAAATGTCTTCGTAAACGCTGTTGACTTCGTAAAGTGCCGGGTCGATAGGCGGACCCTTAACAGCTTGTAAGACTTGGTCGATAGACTGCCCGGGGGCCAATGCGTTAAGTTCCAAGACTGCGTTGGCGGGGTGGCTCTGTAATTTGGCTATATCTTCTTCATCCAAGACGCCGGCCGCGACCGCCGTCTTCGGCCTGTTGGCTTTGCGGTGTTCACGCAAGCCCTGTCTCGACCTGTTATATTCCTCTTGCATGTCCCGTATTAAAGTTACGTCGCTTGGCGGGAAAATGTTGCTCGGGTCGTCAACTTCGTTGAATACGACCGGGAACCAAGGCCAAAACCGTTCAGTGTAGACATCTGGTTCCGCGGGTTCCTCGAGAAACTCAGGGTATCCATCACAAACGACGTAAACTAATCCGTCGAGACGGCTGTAACATTCCCAAACTAAAGCCTCAGAACGAACGCCGTCTTCGCGTGTTTCTTCCCGCGCTTCCATCTCCGCGGTCGCTTCCGCGGCCACGCCACTATCGTCAGCCCCCTTGCGGGAATATCCTTTGTAGTGCGTAGAGATGTCCACGCCATAGATTTCTTGAACAGTCTCAGGTGACAACAAGTATTCTTGCGCGACCCAATCACACCCCGAAAAAGTCCTCAAGTTTTTACATTTTTTGTCAGGAATGATCGACGTGCTATCCGGGTAATCTAGGGACAAACCCTCCCGAACAAGAGCGTGTTCAACCTTTTGTAACGCTTGGATGTTGAGACGCAATTGTTCCGCCTCGGCGTCATCTTTGTCTATTTCGCCGTCGGCCATATCCGCCGCCAACCGCTCCATAGTGTGTAAACGCTGGGTAAAATCTGCTAGTTGGTTCTTGACATCCGGTCGCATTTCCATAACGCGTTGAAATCCCAGCTTAATGTACCCGACCCCGGTTGTAATTGTGCGGCGCACGGTCAATTTGAGCATGGCTTTAAACGGGTCGACTTGTTCATCAATATTGTATTCGTACAGGATCGCCAAAGTATCCCCGACACGTTTGAGCATTCTATTGTGGCTTTTGGCTTGTTCCGCCTCTTGAACAATAGTCTGAGCTTCGGGGCCTACGGGTGCGCCTTGTTGGGCCCCCATTAGGGCCTGTTGTGCCGTCATAAGTTGACTGTTTGAGCCGTCCCAGACTTTGCCTAATAACCGTTCCCGCGTCTTAGCGACCACTCTCGGGTTCTTAGCGTAAAGAAACGCCGTCTTCTGTTGGACGTGCCGGTGCGCGATGTTCGCAACGTATTTACCGTTCTGATCTTTCCATTGAGTGCCCCGGACAAAACTCTGATCGGCGCGCATACCATCAAAAGATTTGGAGTAATAGCCTTTGGCCTCGACGACCCGTTCATTCCACAATTGAACGAGAGCCGCGCGGGCTTCTTCCGGGACGGGCGTGTCTCGAGAAATCACCTTGTCTTGCTCGGTGCTTTCTTCGTGATTGTTTAAATCAGTATCGTATTCGTTTTCCATTTTTACCACCCGCCGCTATTGGATTCTAATACGCGCGCTTTGCGCTCTTGGTTTGACCGTTCTTTGACCCACCCGATTGTCCCGACTTGGGCCTCTTTTCGCTTTTTCTTCCCCGAATATCTGGACGGTACGATCTTGTTCAAACCAAGACCTATATACGCAAGAGCATCGACAAAATCGTCGTGGGCTCCGTGGGGGAATTTTAAAAGTTGGTCCCGAGCCGCAGGGTACCAAGACGCGAACTTTGGGAACCTAACCTTCCCGAGCGCCATCCGTGCTTGTATACTCTGGGCCCGGGTCTGTTTGTCATTAATAGGCACAATTTCGTCCATCGCACAAAAAACACGTTCTTCGATCATGCGCTTGCGGAGGAAAGGCCCAATAGATTTGGAAATATGGCCGCGCTCGGCCCACCACCAAAACGGCTGATACATTTCAATTGTGTTCAGCATCGCCTCGACGACTACGTCTGTCGGCTGTTGCCGCCACCATACATCCGGCATAACCCAAATATTGTCATCGGCGTCTACACCAACGGGGATTAAGACGGTGCTATCCCGACCTTGTTTGGTCGAGACGGCGTGATCGCTGGCGACGTAAAACCTCAACGCTTCCTTGGGAGGCAAATCTTTCCGGCCATACGTTTGTATGTGTTCGTCTTTGAAAAAATCCCCGTCGTCGGGGCTTGGTTTCCCTTGGTACAACGCTGAAAAACCGCGGGGGTCCGCGCGCTGTAAGTCTTTAAGGTGTTTTGTACTAAACCGGTCGGGCCACAAAGCCGTGTCCGTTTGACGCTTCAGTATGTCGTTGTCTTCAGCCAAAGCGGGAAGATTTATTATTTTCCAACGTGCGGCTTCTTGAGGCTCGTAATAGGAGTTTAAGGGGTCGGTCAGTCTCCCGATCAAATCATCTTCGTGCCAACGTGTTTGAATAATTATGATTTTGCCACTATCCGTCATTAAACGCGATTTTAAATCGTTAAGATACCAATTCCACAATTTGTTGCGGATTGTTGGGCTATCCGCTTCCTCGCGGCCTTTAAGCGGATCGTCAATCAACAGCAAGTCTCCGCCACGCCCGGTAATCGTTCCGCCTCGTCCGGCAAAGGCTAAAGAGCCGCCATCCTCAACGGTCATAAAATCACTCGCCTGAGACCCCGTCTCAAGACATACGTCGGGGAAAACTTGACCAAACATAGTTGAGCGCATCAAATTTCTAACTGCACGTCCCAGATCGACTGAAAATTTTTCATTGTAGGTGGCAACTATTACAGAATGTTTAGGGTTTCGGCCCATGTACCAAGCGGGGAACGTCTTGGTTGTTAGCTGAGTTTTTCCGTGTCTTGGTGGGGCCGAGATAATTACTCGATCCTCGTCTCCGCGCTCAACCGCCATCAATACTTTGGCTACTAATTCGTGGTGCTTCGCCGCGACGTAAAGACTTTCCCTTGGATCGTCCATATTGTCTGGATGCGGCATTGTGAGACGTGTTGCTTCTAGTAAGTCGTCTCGCGCCACCAAGACGGCACGTTTACGCCTGAGAAGTAATTCTCTGCGTTTATCCTTTTGAATTTGTGCATCTATGTCTTGTTTCATGTCTTTTGTCATACCCCATTAAGGACAAAATAGCTACTGTTTATAACGAAACCAAAGGCATCTCGTCGAACGCCAGAACAATTCTCCCTTCATCTTATTCTTCCCCCTTTAATCCGCTAAGAACAGCTCGCGCTCAGATTTACGGCGAATTACAAGCCCTCGGATTGTCTTTCCAGAAGCCTTCTTCCACTTGCCGAACTCTTTCGCAGCTTCTCCGTACTCGCCGCGGTTTAGTTTCATACGGAGCGTAGAACGCTGAAAGTTCCCGGATCCGACGTTGTAGACGAACGAACAAAGAGCGGAAAACATGTTTTCGGTTAACTCCGATTTGACAAGTTTTCCAATTGCTCTCTCAGAATGACGCACCTCGCGGAGAAGCAGATACTCGCCTTGCTTGGCCGTAATATCAGGATGGTTAGGGGTAACAGCATTGCCATCACGATCCCACGTACTCCCCCACCCAATCGTATTTCGGTTTGAACTACACAGATAAACGGACGCGCGCCACCCTTCATAGTGTTTGATGAGGTCCAGACCGGCTTCATTAATGCGCATCGTCATCCTAAATATCCTACTTCCTATTGAAACTTCTGCTTCCAAACCAAAAACTCACGCAAGCTGCAAAAACAGGAGCCATCGTATCCGAATTCCAGAGTAGGGAGAACATATCGTTATCGATGAACCCAAACGCCAGCAAGAATGTTAAGATTACAAACTCAAAGAATAGAAAAAACGTAATTAAGGGACGTACGCTCGCAGACAAATTTATGCACCATTGAGAGCTTTTCTGAGTAATGCTCGAGTGTTCTTTATGAATAGTCTCGCTCTCAGCAATGTCCGCAGATATGTCCATCATCTGCATCTTCTGATTGCCGATCTTAATCTGTTGCTCAAGCTGCTTATCCATCATTTTAATTTCGTGGGCTTGATCACGTTTTTCCTCAAAGAATCCAAGGATTCTGGGGAGAAAAGAAGTGCCAAATCCCAAGACACTTGAAATTAATGTAATCAATCTGCTTCTCCTTTTTTATTGCCGTCTATTTCTCTAGTTTGATCGAGTAAATCTTGGTGTGACATAAATAATATAGGAAAGTTAGGTAGCGTTTTGCAGCCAACTATATTAAATAACATCAACAACATAAGAACTTTAAACACTTGGATGCTTGCCATTATGTAAACTTTCTAATTTCTTTATACGCTCTTCATTGCTTGTAGACATAACAAGTATACGCTCCATCTCTCTGTGCCGTTTTTCTAGGGATGAGGGCGATAAAATACCACTGAGAACCGTGGTTTTCTGCGCGTTTAAATCGATCATATTTTCTTGCTTGTCTGTCCTCTGGTCTAATAATCTTAGTCGGCTCTCGTAATCTTTTTGCAAGGCGTTTAGTCTATCTATGACAGCGGCTAGTTTCTGCTTAACAATTACGCTCGCGCTGACAATACTGACTAAAATAGCACCAAGAGAGAGTAAAAGTTTAATATCAATTGCGCCGTTCATTCTAATCCCTCACTAACTTAACGAAGTCGATCACGTAACCTAGTTTTCTTGGGTATTCATAACTAACTCGTCTGCGCGCGTCTGGTTCATCATCCGCAAAGCGTTCAAAATAAAGAGTGTTTTCAAACTCCGGGCTAATATTATTCGTCGAAGGTAGGTCTCTCCCGGAACGAATAATTTCTCTAACTATTTTGTTATATACGCCAACTTCAAATACTTTCATGAGCAAGTTGCGTTCACACAGCGGTTCACATATATGACGTAACCTGCGACAGCGATGGCAATTGCCACTCCACTTAAAATCGTGATATTTTTCAACCAAGCGAAAACAGTATCAAAAAACTCTTCATCTTTTTTCTTTTTTCTAATTCTCAGTATCTTTGCTCTCGCAAGTTTTTCCTCTCGCAATGTCAATATGACTTCCCATGTGGTCGGTTCGCCTTCTGGCGTGGGCCATTTCTTATTAATTTCTTTAGCCAAACTTTCGATGGCAATTTGGTGAGATTTCTCGGTCAAAACCTCGTCCATAACGGCGCTAATGCTATTTTCGTCTTTGCCACTTTCTCCGGTTCTTTTTCTCAACACTTTTTGCTGTTGTGTTTCTTCAGCTTTTCTTTCGTCGTGATGACTAAATAAATTATCAAGCGAAGACCCTATCGATTTGAGGTCTTCAGCGTGGTCTAAACCAGCTTTCACAATCGCAATTAGACTGAGAGTTGTGGTGACAGGTTCCAAAATATTATTATCCTAATATTTTCAACATAGGTGATAGGTTTTTCTCATAATTCCGCCAAGTATGTGAAGAACCTTGGTACATCGCAGACTTGACTTGATGAGAAGAAGCAGTTTTTACCTCAAGACCGTTATTTTGAAAATCGAGGCACTGACTTTCAAAATTTAGACCGACGTATTTCAAAAGTCGTCGTGTCTCGGTGTCCTGATACTCAGTTAAAAGCTCATAGTTCATTTGAAAAATACGTTGGGGAAATTTTTCGTCATAAAAATCCATAAGCTCTGTATAAAGATTGTAATATTGAGCAATATCTTCCAATCCATACGCAAAATTATTTCCGTCTGGGGTGTAGTTTGTACAAAAATTAGAGAAACAAACCGCGCGAGGGTCTCGGTTTAGATTTATAATTTTAGCTTCTGGGAGAGCAAGTGCGATAAACCCTATCCATTTGAAATTCAGAGGGAGTTTATCGATAACATACCTTTTTTTACCCCGAGCCAGTTGCTCCAGCCTTCCAAGATAAAAATCTCGTAACACTGTAAGCTCTGGAACTCCAAAATCTTTTTCTACAGAATTTACAGCTTCGTTCAATATCGTTAATTCGCCGGCGGCGTAAACTTCCGAATGACTAGCTAAAATCTGTTCGACTAGGGTTGTTCCAGACCGCGGCATCCCGAGGACAAAGACCGGTACAACATTTGTAGAAGAAAATTGTATGTTAATGTTATGTAAGAAGTCGCGCTTGAACGCGGTTTTAATACGGTTAAAAACCTCTCGATCAGTTTCAATGTCGAAAGGTAATTTTTTACGCCGAAGCATGTTAGCTTCCTCTAAACAAGTGAAGGCGTTCTCATAATCACCAAAAGCTCTAAGCTCATCTGCCCGAGCAAATAACTTTTGTATTTTAAAGCTCATAACGACAACACCGTATTAAAAGGTTCGACGCCAAATACCTTTTCACACGCATGGCAGTCCCAACATCTATTCTTACAATTAGAAAGTAACTTACTCAGCCCCTTGCCTTTTTTAGTAAGCCAAATGTTATCTTCGCCTGTTAACTTGAATTGATTTTTTTCGTATACTGCCGTCCAACCGGGCGTCCAACGACCTATCAGATATGGAGCAAGTTTCTTCTCATAGATTTCTCTTACACTGTCCGCGTATTCAAATTGAGGAACCGATTGGATTTCGTCACCTGTTCGGCTCGAAGAATGGGTTGTTCCCGTCCAGCATAACGCCGCGTCAGTGATTTCGCTCGGGGCGTTCATTCTTCCGCTGAACTTCAAAACGTCAGTGTTCTCCATAAAGAGTTCAAAAAGCTCTTCGGTCGCCATGTTAATATCTGTCCCGAGGCGAGGCATTTGAGCATCAGCTCTTGCTCTCCAGCCTGTGCAAGTGTTGTCAAATGTTTCCCAATAATTTCGTGGAGATTTTTGTAATTCTTCTTGCCAAGTGTCGTGTTCTCCTTTGAACGGACAGGAAGGGAGGCATCCCTCTGACGCTAAAAGAGAAACTTCGATTTTTACTTTCTTGGCTTCACGATAAATTTCTTTAAGAGTTGTTGTGTCTCGGTTCAGAGACCTGTCAAAACAGATGGTGTTGTAGCCGAGTGCCGCGAAGTCGTACATTTCTTGAACAGATTTGACTTGTTGGTTAACCGTGTTTTTCCAATTCATATTTGGAAAGTTCTTTT